TTATATTGACTGCGGGATCAAGAATTATCGCTATGTGGCAGTGCTGGATCTTCGTACCAGTGAGATCTGTCGGGAACTGGATGGAAAGGTTTTTTCGGTGAAAGACCGGAAAGCCGGAGTGAACTATCCTCCCATGCATCCATATTGCCGCTCTACAACGATTTCTGTCATAGATGATAAAATCCTCAGGAACATGAAAAGAAGTGCTTACAACCCGGAAACAGGGCGTACAGAGATGGTTCCTGCGGATATGACCTATGAACAGTGGTATGAGAAATACGTCAAAGGAAATCTAAAAGCAGAAGCCCAGGAGAAAGCAGTCAAGAACGCTTCGTCAGACCGGAAGCAGTATGAGCGGTATCGGGAACTTCTTGGAAAAGACATGCCGAAACATTTTGCAGACTTCCAGGAAATGAAGTATAATGAACCTGAGAAGTGGGAACTGCTCAGGACTTATGCACGTTCTGTAGATAAAGGCACGATATCTCCGTTATCTGGATTCGAGAATTATCAGAAGATTTATGATGAAATCAATGAAAAAGTTGTTGGTATAAAGACTTCTGAGGGAACAGCAGTAACCAGACAGAGTAAACATTTCATGGACAGAGTAATCGGAACCATGAAAGATCCAAAAACGGGAAGATCACGATCAGGAGTTACCGTGGAAGGAATACGGGATGCGCTGGAGAATCCGGCGAAAGTATTTCCTACGAGAACGGATCCTGATTCAAGAAAAAGCCAGAAATATATTGGCAGACATGGAACAGTCTCATTAGATCCTGAGACGGGGATTCTGATTCAATGCAATCCAACAGATGCAGACTATGTAAGGAGAATAGCAAATGGAAATGCGAAGATTTGAACTAAAAAAAGAGCAGATCGAATTTCTTAAAGAAATGTATCCTGACAATGAGCTGGTTCAGAGAGTACTGAATTGTGAAAATAATGGAGTATTTGAAGTAGATGTGGATACCAAAATTGATTTTATGCTTTTTGTGGAAGATGAGTCGGTATATTGGATGGACGCAAATTATGAGCCATCAGCGAAAACATATATGCTTGAATCAATAAGGGATGATATTTATTATCAGACCAACTGATACCACCAGTCAGAAATGGCCGGTGGTCTTTTTATACCCATTTTTAAGAAAGAGAGGATCAGAAATGAAGTTTGAAGAAGCATTAAAGGCAATGAAAGCAGGAAGTAAAGCAAAATTACCGTCCTGGGGAGGATATTGGTATTGGAGTCCAGAGAAAGAAACAATCATCATGCACACAAAAGATGGACAGGAACTGGATATCCGGGAAACCCAGAGCGTTGTATATACGCTTCAGAATATTCTTTCTGATGAATGGATCATTGCAGATGAAGTAAACTGTCCGCAGTTGGGCGGAGAAGCAACATTTTCTTTCGGGGAAGCTATTAAGTACCTGAAAAGAGGGTCCAAAGTAGCTCGTAAAGGATGGAATGGTAAAAAACAG